ATTCCAAGAGCAAAGGGCACAATACGGTCCGGAAACATTGCGTACATCTGCAGTGCTGCGGGAGGCACGTCGAATAGCCAGAGAAATCCTCGGCGAAGTTGATTTCGACGCGTTTACACGTGGGTGTCAAATCGGAAAGCGTGCCACCTTGGGGGGTCCCCGTTCGTCTGCTTACATCGACTGTAAGCTCGGGGATCCCAGGGCGTTCACGTGTCCAAGTGCATTGCGCGAGTGGTTTTTTAAACAACTCGAACTCGATCCTCTTCTTCAGGGGATCGTCAAGAACGTCTTTAAAGGACGCCAGCCTGTTGGTAAAGGGCCGGACTTGAATGCGGACTATCTCAACCTGGTACTTGTTCCAAAGAGTTGGAAAACCCATAGACCCATTACTCCTCTCTCTCTTGTAGGTCTTTTTTATTCCTACGGCGTGGGTGGGTGTGTGTCTGAGCGGTTGCGTGAGTATGGTCTTGATATACGTCATTTACAAAAACGGCATCAAGTCCTTGCTCGTAGGTATTCAGCCACACGGTCTCATGTCACTGCTGATTTAAGTAGTGCTTCTGATTCGTTGCGCTCGGATATCTTGAACGCTGTTCTCCCTCGGAAATGGTTTACGTTAGTTCAAAAGACTTTCGTCCGCCGAGTTCGGATTAATGGTGTTGAGTACTACACCGAATCCGTATTGCCTATGGGCAATGGAGCGACTTTTCCAGTCGAAACTCTTGTATTCTACTGCCTCATAAGGGCAGTAGGTCACCTCGCGAAAGTCAATGGTACCTTTTCGGTTTATGGCGATGATCTCGTCTACCCGAAAGATATCCATCCTTATGTTCTTGGAGTTTTCCAAGATCTTGGGATCGGTGTGAACAATGATAAAACATTTGTTCACTCGTACTTCCGTGAATCCTGCGGTGGTGATTTCTACCGCGGATTTGATGTCCGTCCGGCACTCTTGCCCGAACGTCCATCACATCTGGTGAATGGCTTACGTTATTGTCAATATCTTTACAAGGTTTTAAATTCCTTGCTTAGACGTTGGCATGAATCTGAAATCCCGGTTACCGTTCAATGGTTTCTTAGGGAAATTCTTGCGAATTCGCAAGAAATTTTTCAGGTTCCAAGTCACTTTCCCGATACTTCTGGTTTGAAGACGGATGTACCGCGATATTCGTGGTATATTCCGTTCTCGCAGCCCCATTCCTTTTTAAAGGATGGATCTGCTTGGATTTCATTCCGTTTCATCGGTGAAGCTGCGGCTAAACGCCGACCTGTCATTTCCGAACGCCCTTTCTATTGGGACACTCTGAGATCCATTTCATCCAGACGCCTTGATTGGCGTTCTGGTTATGGATGGTTCAAAGATCTTCGGTCAACAGGTATCTTCACAGTTAATTTTGTGAAAGGTCGACTTGTAACGCTTTGCGCATCATTAGATGCAGGTGTGGTCAAGAAACAGG